TGTGCATTCATCTTGTACATCTCACTCTTGGGGTCCAACCCCAATTCAGCTGCAGCTTTCTTAAGTGTTGCCTCATTCTTGAACTCTCCTAGGTACTGAGATACTATGCTATTCAATGTATACGAGAATCTATTTTCATCAATAAGAGCTGCTGCAATCATTGTATCATGTATATATCCTTTAACTTCTATTCCTAATCTCCATAGCCATCCAATATCATATTGTGCATTATGAAACACTTTATCTATTGAACCGTCTTCACATATAGATTTAATATATTTTAGGACAGTTTTCCTGTCCATATTTCCACCACCATCATGATCAATAGGGTAATAGGCACTGAATTGACCATCAGATATGGCAATGCCTATGACCTTTCCTATTCCTTTAGCCCATCCTGGGCCCATTGTCTTCAGATCCGTATCACAGGTTTCCAGGTCAATAGCCACTACGGAGTGGCCCTTCATGGACGGAAATTCAGTAGGATGAACCCACTCTGATTTTATTGTATTGGCAAACATAAATTCATCTTGTTTCATTTTTTATATCCCTATTAATTTTTTTGACATATTTTCTAGTGATTTCCCCCATAATCTCCCCACGAGATTTCTTCGGAGTATATTTATCTTCTAAAAGTAATTCAGCGTAGTGGATAACTTTTTCCACATCCTGTTTTCCTCCTTTAATACTGTGCCTAGTAATATACTTGACAATGTTTCCTTCATACCAACCAAGCTTATTCTTGACGATATAATGACTGGGTTGAATCGCCATTCTTTTATAGTGATCCCCACCTACTTGTTTCTTATGGGCATTCATATTTCAAACCCCCCATAACTTTGTGAATCTACTATATGTAGTTGTCTCTTTGCGCGCGTAACTGCTACATAAAAAGCCCTATTGGTATCATCGGGGTTAATTGCCATTTCCTCTTGGTTGGCAGGCGATAGATCTGTTAAAAGCATAACATTGTCACACTCACCACCCTTCGCCATGTGGATAGTGCTCAAGCTTATATTAGGTTCGGTAGATAAAGTTGGATTAATTTTTTCTAAAGACTTTATATAGTTGATATTTCTGGACCCTATTTTTTCAAATACTTCATCCCAGTGCTCACTTGTAGTGCATAAACCATGATACATGGTTAGTTGTTCTAAGTCATAAGTTTCATCTTCATTTAATGATTTCAAACCTTTGTAACCGTGTTCCACCCCAGTCTTGGTTGGGAGATAGCTGTAAATATACCCTACTTCCTCATACGAAAGATTTTCACCTTTTTGTAATTTTTTCCACGCATCCACTGCTGATAAAATTTCTTTCTCCACTGGAAGCTTGTTTTTTATTTTATAAGGCAATCCCTTGTACTGTAAATCTTCCTCAATTTCCTTAAACATATAACCGCAAGTTGCAAGAACTAGCCATTTGCCACTACTCAAATCAACTGAGTCAGCGAATGAATGCAGTTCCACAATTCCTTTTTCTTTTCTTGGGTACCATATCTTTTCTCTTCTATTGCCGATGCGACTCACTATTGAAGCTGCAACTTTATGCACAGCTTGTGGGCACCTGTGTGAGTGCTCTAATGTTTTAACTTTTCCTTCAAGATTAATAAAATATTCTATATCCGCACCAGCCCACCTGTATATTGCCTGGTCATCATCACCACTGATATAAACCCTCTTTGCATTTTTCCATATTTTCTCACACATATTCCATTGCAATCTGGTAAGATCCTGTGCTTCATCTATGAAGACCACTTCTAACTTAGGTGTGGGCCCAAATTTTACCCACTGGGTAAGCATATCTGTGAAATCATATTTGTTGTTTTTGTGTTTGAATTCTTCCAATGATTTGGATACCTTAAGCAGATCATATAGATCAAAATTAAAGCTAGAGGCATGATAATATTCATCTAGTTCCATGCATTTAGTTCTAGCTTTATTTATTTCTCTGATAAATTTATTGTCAGTGTGAATGATTCCTGTGTCTTCCCAATCCTGTGTTACATATTCCAAATCAATTCCATATAGGTCAGCCATCTTTCTATAATCTGCTATTCTCATTACTTCAGAATTATTCATTCCTAGTTGCCGTTTTCCAAACGCATGGAGAGTACTGAAATAAGGAAGATCGTCTTCGGTTAAATTAAACTTTTCCTGCGCCCGTTGGGATGCTTCATTTGCTGCTCTCGTAGTGAAAGTAACGAATGCTATCTCTCCTGGATCTGCAGTCTTTTCCTTTAGTTCCCGGTCCATGATCCGCAGTAGGTTCTCCGTCTTACCTGTGCCGGGTGGTCCTAGTATGATGTTAATTTCTGGCATGGCGTTCCTTATATACTTTTAGTATTTTTTTGCAGTCTTCAGGTGAAACGGCTCCTTTTGTGGCATTGAATTCCCACGAGCAGAACACTATGTTGTCCTCCTGGTATGGTAAGTTCGGGTCAATACGATCCATTGATATGTTTGTTTTTGTGCCTCCGTGTCCGCTGTGTCCTCTTCCGCGAAATCTGATGGTTGTAAGCTCAACACCCGTGTATATGCAGTAAGGTCCGCCGAGAAGTCTCTTCTGCTTTTCCCACAATTTCAAGAGATGATATTTACCCTTGATTCCGTTATTAATTTGTACTTTCCTGTTCGGCGCGTATTTTTTCATATGTTCCGGTGAACATCTCTTTTTCATGGTGTTCCATATCTCAGAGAAAAATCCTTTTTCAGTCCGCAACCACTGCTCATCCCACATGGGTTTCATTTTTTTAATATATGCTAAAGACTCTTTAGAACGGCATGGCGCCTTTTTCTTTTTAAAAAACATTGAATTCCTCCTTTGATTTTACTTCATGTTCGTCTTCCTGCTTCTCAAAAGATGGAATGCCCCATACATTCACACCCCTTCCTTTTATCTTAAAAAACTTCTGCGCTTTTTCTACATTCCATCCTGGAATGACATCCTGCAACGCCGCTATGATCTGTCCGCTGTTTCCATAGTGATTGAACCTGTTCCTTATAAGATGTGCGTGCAAGTCCTTGAGCCTGAAGTACGTCGTGCCATAATCCGGCATTTCAGGATCGTCCTGCGTCCACGGTCTGCGCTGCCTGATTTCTTCCTTAGTTCTGGCCTGCGCCCTTTCAGTGCAAAACTCCTGGAGGTGAGCTAAAAACTGTCCGGACACAGATCCATCACTCGATACTGGCGTAATCTGGGCTTTTTTCATTTTAGCGTCGATTTGTTGTTGCCAGTCCGAATTCTTCATCAACGGCGGCATGCTATTTGTATCCTCCATGACACGCAGTTGAAATTTTTGTTGACTCTGTAATTGTTCTGTACTCAATTGAATTTTATAGTCAGGTTTTTCGGGGTTTGGATTTGGAATTTCCATCCACCATATGGGTGGCTTGGAATCCAGCTTGGTTAAGACTCCAAGTTCCTGCATTACATTGTTTTCCCCAACACCGTATTTTCTGAACTTACACACGGAGGCGTTGCAATAGGAAACAATTGGCTGATCCTTGCATTTATAGCGATAATCCTTTTTATTTAACTGTTTAACTATGATGGAAATTTCCTTGTGATCCAATGGTGGTTCCATATATCTCTGATTATATTTCTCCAACAGCTTCTCCCAGTTGGTGGGATCAAATTTCTTTAAGTAAACTCCAATATTGAACAGTCCATTATTTCTCGTTCCTTCCGGAAATCCCTGGTCACACAACGCCTGCAGGCATGGTGGACCGTCCTTTATGGCTTCCTCGTCTCCTTTGATGTTGACTTTATCCAGATCCTCAACAACGTATTTATCATACATTGTGTAAAACTCTTTTAAATTTGCAGATTCTCCATTATTTTTAATGGCGAATCTCACTGTCTTTTTTGCATTATAATATGGAAGGTTGAGGAAATTCCCCACCTCCCCTTTTTCCGGCTGGATGCCGGATTGTTTTGGAAATATTTCTGCATTCGATTGTCCCAGCAATGCTGCAATAGCGGAAAGCTTATTTTTCATGGTCTTTGAAGCGATCGTATTTTTCATGAATAAGAAGAGATGGGCACCTCCGCTTTTTGACTTGCAGTAAACTAATGGTAGTTTTAATTTTCTGATTTTGAGAATGAGATTATGAGTATCAATAGGATAATCATCAATATCAATGCATCCCCACTTAGTAGTATTATCAGCCCTAATAGGAATAATCCCAAGAGACGGACCCTCACCCTTAAGGTGTTTTTCCCAGAGTTCATTCATTACCTCCTTTCTGACAACAGAGGATTGGCCTTCTTGCTTACCGTCAGCACGCGACCCACTGGGCTGGTGCTGACCATAAGCTA